TTACAGGGCACGCGCAATCTCTTTGGCCTTCTCGATATCGCGTTGCTGTGAACCCTTGTCGCCGCCAGCCAGCAGAATCACCCACTGCCTGCCGCGCTGGGTGTAGTACACGCGGTAACCCGGTCCCACATCGATGCGCAGTTCGGAAACGCCATCGGCCAGATAGCGGTGATCGCCCAGATGGCCTTCGCTGAGCCGACCGATGCGGGCCAGGATGCGAGCGCGCCCGGTTACGTCCTTGAGAGCGTCAATCCATGTCGCGAACTGGCGGGTACGCTGGATCTTCACAGAGGACTGTAGCCCACAGGCTACACATTCTCAACCCTGCGGAACGCGCTCGGGGAAATGCACGGCGATGGATCACGCGCCGGATAGAAGATCAGCAGCGAAAGAAGGAAAGAAGGAAGGAGACGCGACAGGGAGCAGTGCTCGACCAACGTCCGTGCCGCGGCTGTGCGGGCACAACTACAGTTGCTTGATGGTGCCGCTTATCCGAATCGAACGGATGACCTACTGTTTACAAGATAGTTGGAGTAATCAGTAGATTCATCCACTTATGTACTGTTTTTTTCCCGGTGCCGGTTCGTGGAACGCTTGCGGTTCTTGGGTGCATGGTTGAATTTTCCCGGTGCCATAAGGCCCTGCACCCCCACCTGCAGGCCGGCTTACACGCTCTACCCACGGCCGCAACGGCTAGGCTGTGCGCCATGTGCGGCCGCTTCGTCCAACGCCCTATCCTCGACTTCGGCCTGCCGTCGCTGGTCGACCTCGCGCCGGCGTTGGCCGACATCCCTCCCAGCTACAACCTGGCGCCCACACAACGGGCGTCGGTCATCCTCGATCGGGGAACAGGCCGGCAGGTGTCCCGGCTCGCGTGGGGCCTGCTGCCGTCTTGGGCGAAGGCCAAGAGCCTGCAGGGATCTACCTTCAATGCGCGGATCGAGACGGTGGCCACCAAGAACGCCTTCCGAGCCGCCTTCAAGAGGCGTAGGTGCCTGGTCCCGATGGCCGGCTACTACGAGTGGTCGATCAGCGACTTGGACGGGAAGAAAGACCCATGGTTCATCCACGCCGACGGTCCCCTATGGGCTGCAGGACTGTGGGAGGACGCAAGCCCTTTGCTGGCCGACGACAACCTGGGCACCTTCACCATCATCACCGGCGACAGTAGCGGCGTGTCGGCCGATATCCACGACCGGATGCCTGTCTGGATCGACCCTGGCCAGCTCGATGCGTGGCTCACGGCCGAGCCGGACGACGCGATGGCCATGCTCCTGGCGTCCAAGGTGCCCGCCATGGAGGCGTATCGCGTTAGCCGAGCCGTGAACACCCCGCGCAACAACACCGAGCAGCTGCTGCAGCCGGCCGGCTGATCGAATGCCGGCGAGCGTTTACCCCTCCCAGCCGAACGGTGGCTTGAGGTGCAGCCCGGCCAACCGGTTCGCACGTACCGCCTCCCGGTATGCCCTGATCTTGGCCACATCCTCGCGCAGGCGGGTCTCGTGCCTGGTCACCCACATCTCGGCGCCGGCGCGCCCCTGCTCGTAGCTGGTACACCAGCGGAAGGGCCCGCCGGGACCATGCCGGTGCCGGTCGAGACTGGCGATCCAGATCCCATCGTTCACCCGTTGTATCAGTGCGACCACCCACACGCCGCTGCAGGCGATGACCGTGAGGGCATCGTCGGGGAGGCTGGCAGAGCGCGTCGTCCAGCAGAAGTCGGGGGGCAGCGGCATGGCCGGCAGGATACGGCTGGGCGTCGCAAACGCTGCGACAAGGGAGCGGGCTGCAGGCGTGAGCGTGTGCGGCGGCGGGGATGCTGATGGCCCCCTTACACGCGATTAGATGCGAATTTTGAGGTGACCACGGGAAAGAGGTAATAAAGGTAACCACCCCGATGGACCAGCCAAATTAATGAGAATAATCAATTGGTTATATGAAATAGATGAAGGTAACAATAGGGTAACCTGCGAGTAATCCCATTACCTTTTCCAGAGGTAACATCAGTGATCTAAAATTTCCTTATAAATCAATGACATTACTTTATCGGAGTCAGGAAATTACCTCAGATCACCCCAAAAGGTAACCTGCATTTCTCCTTTCCCATCAATCACTTACCTATAGTTTAGGGGCGCGTGTTACCTGGTTACCTCCTTCCCGTGGTCACCTGAAAAATCGGCGCAGGACGAAGGTGGCCAGGGGAGGCACCCAGCGCCCCGCAAACACCCCCCTATCGCGCAGGGAACCGCAGGGCCGGCCGGTGCCTGCAAACCCCGGAGAACGCCATACAGGGCCGGGGCTGGGCCATTCCGCAGGGGGTGCAGAAAAAGCACCCTATGAAGTGCGCAGGCGTGGCGGGGAGACGAGTGCGCGCACCGGGGACTGGACCATACGCAACCGCCGAGTCGTGTATGGTGATTGGGTTGGCAGCCGTCATTGGTCGGCAAGCCGGGATCAGATTTGAAATGTCCGAGGGAAAATCGATGGGCGCAGATCAAGCGCAGCGAATAGGTGCGGCTGTCACCGAAGCCTTTGCTAGGTGGTCCGCTCCTGCGCGACATTTGAGCGAGCGAATGGAGCCGGTGAATGCCGCGCTGCAGAATTTGAGGGCGCGAATGAGACCGGTCATTGCCGCGCTGCAAGAAACGGAGCAACGCAGGCTGCACCTTCGACAGCAACTCAAGCGGAAGGGGCGCACTGGCTGGCGTAAGCCAGGCCCCGGGTAGAAGTGTGGTCGGCGGGTAGTGCCGAAGCGGCCCGACATCGAGCGCATCGCCGATGTCGTGGGGCAAAAGCCAGCACGCGAACGGAGTGGGGGCTTAGCCAAAGAAAAGGCCGCCCGCAGGCGGCCTCTCGGGCGAAGTTCGTTACTGGCGAGGAAGGCGTGATCGTGCCACGTCGAAGTAGTGGCCGGTCATCTCGATGCCGGTCCAGCTGTAGCCCTCAGCATCCGCGGCTACCAGCGTGGTGCCGGAGCCGGCGAACGGATCGAGGATGCGCCCGCCCTTCTCGCAGATGCGCACCAGCTGGCGCATCAGGTCAGTCGGCTTGCCGGTCAGATGGTGCTTGTCTGCTTTGCGCACCGCCTCGCGGAACACGCCAGGCAGCGTTGGCGCAGCCCGGCCCAGCGGCATCCCGCCCTTGCTACCCCACACCACGTACTCGGCCTGATTGGAGAAGCGGCCACGCTGCGGCCGCACGCCGCCCGTCTTGTCCCACACCGCCACACCGCGCCAGGTGAAGCCGGCACACTGCAGCGCATCGGTGGTCAGCGGTAGCTGCCGCCAGTCGGTGAACAGCAGTACCGGCGCACCGTCCCGCAGGACGCGATGGCACTGCGCCAGCCACAGCTGCATCCATGCCAGGTGCGAGCGCTGATCGCGTTCGTCACTGGGGAAGTCAGCATGCAAGTGCGGGCCACCGCTCTGCATGTACTTCTCGTTGGGGCTGCGCTGGCGAGCGGAGGCGTGGACGCCCCCGCTGGCATACGGTGGATCAGTGATGAGGGCGTCGAAGCTGTTGGCCGGCAGGGTCGGCAGGACGGTCAGCGCATCGCCGTGGATCAGTTCGTTCTTCATGGGTAGAGCCTTCTTCGTGGTGTCGCTCGCGGCGATCCATGGAGAGGCTCTGGGCCTTCATGTGGTTCATGTCCCCGCACCGGGGGCATTTCATTTGCAGGTCATAGTCGCCAGCCGCTTTGGCTAGAAGGCGCGCACAGGCGCCACAGCGCAGGTTCTGTCGTGCTTGATTCATGCCGCTGCCGATCCCAGCTCGAACGCGTCGAATCGGATCACCTCTTGGCCCAGCCACTCGTTGATCGCCGTCATGCGCGTCTGCAGCGGTGCCAGCTCCATGGCCGCCCACACGGTCGCCGCATCGCGGATCGAGCCAAAGCCTCCACTGTTCTGGGGCACGATGCCCAGCAGCTGCGGCGGCACGCGCAGCGCCGCCAGCATGTCATCGCGGGTCACGCTCTTGATGCCGGTGAACTCATCCCTGGCCGCCACCTCGCTGACCGGGATCACCTGCAGGCCATCCTTCTTTCCGTTGGGCGAGTGCACGAACAGGTTCTTGAAATTGCCCGGTCCACGCGACTGCCGCAGCGCGTCGCGCAGCGCATCCACATCCGTGCCCTCTGCCTGGGGGTCGGTCAGATAGAGGATGTAGCCGGCGTGCGAGCCGTTGTTGTAATACTTGCGCCGGAACAGCGTGGCCGACTCATTGAGCAGCGCGGCCTGTACCGCCGGCATCCACTCGGGCAGGCCGTAGATCTCCTGATCGGCGTCCGCCTCCCGCAGCTGGAACACCTCACCGGCAGGAAACTCATGCTCTACCCGTCCGGCCCGCACCTGAAAGAACTCACCGGGCTGCACGCCACGGCGCATGTACTGCGCCAGCGGCACCGCCAGGCTGTGCGCGGCGCCTGACATGGCACGGCGGCGTTCCACGTAGCCCATGCCGAACGTGGTGTAGTCCAGCGCCAGCTGCGAGAACGCCTCGCGGCTCAACAGCCGGTGCGGCCGGAACGTGCGCACCAGCATGTTGCGCTTGAACGTCAGGCCGCTCTGCAGGTAGGGATTGGAACGTGTCGTGCGGGACAGGCCGTGCAGATCCACCGGCGGCTCGAAGTAGCGGCCATTGCGCCAGCATTCGAGGTAGTCGAGGAAGCCGCGCGATTCCAGCACGGGGCTGGCCTCGCCGAAGGTGAAGGCTTCGATACTCACCGGCGGCGTGACGATGGCGCCTTGGTCGGTGTCGGTCATCCGAAAATCTCCATAGTGCCGCGTGTGACTGCGCCGCCTTCCAGCGGTTCGTTCTGCAGCGCGTGCATGAGTGCCCATGCCAGATCGGCGTGGCCAGTGATACGCGAACGGCCGGCCGTGTAGGTGACCTGACGCCCGCTCGGGGTAATGGTTTTCTGGATTGCCAGCAGTGACTGCGTGAGGTCGGTCCAGCCCGCGTCGTACTCCAGGCGCTCGTTCTTGATGACGTCGAATGCCTTCAGCACCAGCCGGGTTTTCACTTCGGGCGAGTAGTTGAAGACGGTCACGCCAGGGAAGAAATGGCGCACCAGCTGCGCCACGCCCGTACCCATGCCGGTAGCGTCGATGCCGATGTAGGTCACCCAATACCGCAGGGTGATCTGCTGAATGAATGCGGCCTGCGCCGCAAAGTCCATGCCCTTGAACTGATGGCGTTCCAGCACGCGGAACTTGCCACCGGGCAACGGCGGCGGGGCCAGCACCACAATGCCGGCGCTGTCGCCGGTCTCGGCCGGGTCATAGCCGATCCACACCGCGCGCTCACCATAGGGGCGAACGGCAAACGGCTTGAAGTCCTCGGCCCATTCCACCCAGCTATCGACCTGGCACGGCTGCAGCATCGTGAGCGGGAAGACGCTGGCGCTGTCGTCCACGAACTCGCACATCAGCAGGTTGGCGAATTCCTCGGCGCTGTACTCGCGGCGCAGTTCCTCAATATCGAACAGATCGCAGCCTCGGCCCGCCGCATCCAGCACAGTCACGATCTGGCGCCAGATCGCGTCCTCGCAGTGGCGGCCACCCATCAGGCGCGCGTGACTGACATCCAGCTGGATCTGCTGGGACACGGAACGGCCCTTGTTGTACCGTTCGCCCGTCCAGAAATCGAATGCCTCGTGCGCCATGGTGGACGGCGTGCTGAAGTAGGTCTTGCGCCACTTCGTGTGCATTGCCATGCCGCTGGCGACTTTGTTCAGTTCTTTGAATCCGTAGGTCCAGAAGAACTCATCGAAGTAGAGATTGCCGTGGTAGCTCTGCGCGGTGCGGGCGTTCGTACCGAGGAAGTAGAGCTCGGCGCCATTGGCCAGGGTGATCGGATCGCCGGTCAGATCCCGGTCCAGTACCTCACGCACAAAGCCACGCATATAGCCCAGGAAGACGTGCGCCTGGCTCTTGGATGCGCTCAGAAAAATCTGGTTTCGGCCGGTGGTCAGCGCATCGATCAGTGCCTCGCGTGCGAAGTAGTACGTGGCACCGATCTGGCGCGATTTCAGGATGATGCGCGTGCGCTCGTTGCCCGCCCGGTACCAATCGCGCTGGTAGTCGAAACAGCCATCGACGAACGCCGTCTGCAGGCGCTCGATCTCTTCCTCACTGAACTCGTTCTTGCGCGCCTTCTTCTTCGGCGCCGCATTGCGGTTGGCCACCGCCGGATTGAGGTCGGCTTCGTTGCCGCCGCCCTGGTACCGCTGGATGCGCGCCTGCCGTTCCAACTGGCGGTGCAGCAGATCAATCTCTTTGAAGTCACCGCCGGTCTTTCCTTCCTTGTGGATCAGGATGGCGAGGCGTGCCTCCAATGCGCCGCCGATGCGCTCGACGGTGTCAGCGCGGTCCCATTCGTCGCGCGCCTTCCAGCTGTGGATCGTCTTTTCCTTCTCGCCGATCAGCGAGGCGATATCGCACACGCGCCAGCCCATCCAGTACAGGAACTTGGCTTGGCGTCGTGGATCGACGTGGAGTTTTTCGGCTACGCTGGTCACGTGAACAGGTTGCCCGGCGCCACGCGCGCGCGACACGGAAAACCCACGTAGAACAGCGGCTTACAAACTGATCGCGTTGCCGCTACAGCGCCCTCATTCGACCATGGGTCATCGCATCGAGAACCGATGCGCACCGACACCAGCAGAGGGCGAGATGGCCAGCAAAACCAAGAAGCGTTCCGAGTTCTTCCGCGTGGCCGTCGAAGGCGCCACCACCGACGGCCGCGTGATCGAGCGACAGCAGATCACCGAGATTGCCGAGACCTACGACCCGCAGGTGTACGGTGCCCGCATCTGGCTGGAACACATCCGCAGCTCGCTGCCGGACAGCCCTTTCCGCGCCTATGGCGATGTGCTGGCAGTCAAGGCCGAGGAAGTGGACATCGCCGGCAAGAAGAAGCTGGCCCTGTTCGCACAGGTCGAGCCGACCGATGACCTGGTCGATATGGTCAACGTGCGCAAGCAGAAGGTCTTCACCAGCATCGAGATTTCCCCGGAGTTCGCCGACAGCGGCAAGGCGTACCTGTTCGGCTTGGCCGTGACCGATTCGCCGGCCAGCCTGGGCACCAGCATGCTCGCCTTCTCGGCCCAGCATCCGGACGAAAACCCGCTCAGGGATCGCAAGCAGGCTCCGGAGAATCTGTTCACCGAAGCCACTGAGACGGTCATCAAGTTCACTGCCGAGGAGGAGCCTGAGCCCCGCCCCGGCCCGGTTGCCGTCCTGATGTCCAGCCTGGGGTTGGGCAAGAAGCCCGCGCCGGCGCCGGCCAAGGAAGATCCCGAGTTCAACGTGGCTGAGTTCGCCACCAAGCTGTTCGACGCGGTGGGTGAACAGGACGCCGCCATGGCCAAGCTGGGCCAGGACAACCGCGCACTGCGCGAGCAGGTACAGACCCTCTCCACCCAGGTCGCCGGCATGCGCAAGAAGCTGGATGAAACCCCGCAGGCATTCACCCAACGCCCGGTTGTGCCGGGTGGCAAGGACGTGGACGCCGCCAACATTACCGATTGCTGATCGGCCCCCTCCTTCACGATTCCGGAGCTACCCCATGCGTACCGAAACCCGCCGCCAGTTCGAGGGCTATACCAGTCAGGTTGCAAAGCTGAACAACGTCAGCGGCGTGGCCAACACCTTCTCCGTCGAGCCGACTGTGCAGCAGAGTCTCGAAGCCCGAATTCAGGAGAGCAGTGCGTTCCTGCAGGCGATCAACATGGTCGGCGTGAACGACCTCAAGGGCGAGAAGGTCGGTGTGGGCATCAGCGGCACCATTGCCGGCCGTACCGACACCAGCGGAAACGGCGAGCGCAACCCGTCCGACCCGACCTCGCTGGTGTCCAACACCTACGAGTGCCAGAAAACCGACTTCGATACCTCGCTGCCCTATGCACGTCTCGATGCGTGGGCACATCGCCCGGAGTTCCAGACCCTCATCCGCGACACCATCACCCAGCGGCAGGGACTGGACCGCATCATGATCGGCTGGCACGGCACCAGCATTGCCACCACCACCAACCGCGTGGCCAATCCGATGCTGCAGGACGTGAACAAGGGTTGGCTGCAGAAATACCGTGAACACGCACCTGAGCGCGTGATGCACGAGGGTGTGGATGGCTCCGGCAAGATCAAAGTCGGCGGCGCTGACGCTGACTTCGAGAACATCGACGCCCTGGTGCTGGACCTGGTCGCCAACATGATCGACCCGTGGCATCAGGAAGACCCGAACCTGGTCGTGATCTGCGGCCGCACTCTGGTCCACGACAAGTACTTCCCGATCATCAACAAGGCGGACGCTGCCACCGAGAAGGTCGCGGCCGAACTGATCCTGGGCACCAAGCGCATCGGTGGCCTGCAGCCGGTCGTTGTGCCGTTCTTCCCGGCCAAGTCACTGATGGTGACTAGCCTCAGCAACCTGTCGCTGTACTGGCAGATTGCCTCCCGCCGTCGTCACATCATCGAGCAGCCGAACAAGAACCGCGTCGCCAACTTCGAGTCGTCCAACGACGACTACGTGGTCGAGGACTACGGCCTGGGCGCGATTGCCGAGAACATCGAGTACGGGAAGTAAGCCATGGCCGACACTCCCGCCAGTCGCCACGTCAAGCGCGTGCTCGCCGCAAAGGAAGCGGCGCGCACCGCCGGCAGCAACCTGATGGAAGGAACCACCATCTACCAGCAGATGCAGGTGCGGTTGGCATCCGACCGCGCTCGCCTGAAACAGATCCAGTCCACCCAAGGAAAGGCCCAGCTCAAGGTTGCGCTGCTGCCCTCCTATGGCCCGTATCTGGAAGGCGTGCTTTCGGCGAATGCCGGCGGCAAGGACGACATTGTTTCCACGCTGATGCTCTGGCACTTCGATGCCGGCCAGTTCGACGCCGGTCTGGATATTGCGCAGTACGTGCTGGCCCATGGGCTGGACATGCCCGATACCCACAAGCGCACCGCAGGTTGTGTGGTAGCCGAGGAAGTCGGCCAGGCCGCGATGAATGCGCTCAAGACCAGCGCCCCGTTCGACCTGGATGTGATCGACCGGGCAGCCACGCTTACCGAGGGCCAGGACATGCCCGACGAAGTGCGCGCACGCCTGCTGCTGGCGCGTGGACGCAGCCTGCTGGCCACCGATACCGAGGCTGCTCCGCTGGACGCCGACGCAGTTGCCAAGGCCATCGAAGACCTGCGCACCGCGATCCAGCTGCACGACAGCTGCGGCGGCAAGGAAGACCTCAAGCGCGCCGAGCGCCTGATGAAGAAGTTCGAGGCCAGCCAGTCCAACGACTGACCTCACACCGAGCGTACCCCGCAACCCCGCCGGCTCGGGGCCGATCACCAAGACCTCTCTCCCTTGGTGTGACGCCCCGACCACCGGCGACCTACGGACACACCATGAGCGCATTCACCGCCAACGCATCACCGGCCCCCAAGCTCGCCCCCGTCACCGCCGGTGCATTCTGGCCGGAGATCGACGTGGACGCGCTGCGCGAGGCCATCCGGGTTCCGGGCGATGTGCTGGCCGCGCGGCTGCGCAACACCGTGGTGGTGGCTGTGACCTCGGTCACGCGGGAGCTGGCGACGTGGCAGGCCCGCAAGGAAGCGGACGGCTACGCGGCGCTGGGAGACGTTCCGGCGCAGCAGATCGACGGTGAATCGGTGCTGCTGCAGATGTATCGCCGTGCGGTGCAGTGCTGCACCGCCGTTGAGCTGCACGAACGCTACCGCTCCTATGACGCCACCGCGCAAGGCAACCAGCGTGCGGACGATCTGACCCCGACCATTGATGAAATGCGGCGCGACCACCGCAATGCCATCAGCGATCTGCAGGGGCTGCGCCGGGTCACGGTGGAGCTGATCTGATGCGCGTCATTGCCCTGCAGGGCGACACGCTCGATGCGCTCTGCCATCGCCACCTGGGCGCAACGGCCGGCATGGTCGAGAAGGCCCTGGCATTGAACTACGGCATCAGCCTGCTCGGGCCGGTGCTTCCCATGGGCACCGAGGTGGAACTGCCCGACGTGCCCGCATCGCCCACCGGCGCCGCCACGCGCCCCCTTGTCCAGCTATGGGATTGAAGATGACCGAACCAACCTCTACCGGCAGCATGGTGGCCCTGGCCACCGGCGTTGGCCTTGCCTCGCTGCTGCCAGGCATCGAAACCGACGCATTCATCGGCGCGTTCGCCGGCGGGACGCTGTTCGTCGTCTCGGCCAAGGATCTGTCGCTGTGGAAGCGCCTGATCTATCTGGCCATCAGTGTGGTGGCCGGCTACATGGGCGGTACCGAGGTCATGCGCCGGTTCGACGTGGCTTCCAGCGGCCTGGCCGCGTTCCTGTGCGCGGCCACCATCATCACACTGACCCTGACCCTGATCGAGCGCAGCCGCACCACGGTGCCGACCACGACCCGGTATTCACGGGAGAACGTCGATGACTGAATTCCTGACCGCCGCCACGCTCCTGTGCAGCGTGGCGATCTGCATTCGCCTGCTGACCTACCGGCCCATGCCCGGCGCCAACCATCGCCACGGCATCGCCTGGTGCGCGTGGTTGTTGACTGCCGCCACCGGCGGCCAAGCCCTGCAGATCATCCTGCAGGGGCCGCGTGCCAACGTCAGCGTCTGGCAGCTGGTGCTGCTGATCGTGCTGCTGGTGGCCACCTACCGCTCGCGCGGCAACGTCGCCCATCTGTTCGGGAGCCGATGACATGCTCACCCCCACCCTGCTCGCCCAGATCATGCAGTGCCCCCAGCAGCGCGCCCAGCGCTGGGCCGAGCCGCTCAATGCCGCCATGAAGCGCTTCGGCATCAACACCCCGGTGCGCGCCGCCTACTTCCTTGCACAGCTGGGCCACGAAAGCCTGAGCCTGGCTCGCACCGAGGAATCGCTCAGCTACAGCCGCGAGCGGCTGCTGGAAGTGTTCGGCAAGTACATCAGCGGTCCCGAGGCGGCGGCGTTCGTTCACCAGCCGGCCAAGCTCGGCAACCGCGTGTATGCCAACCGCAACGGCAATGGCAACGAGGCCAGTGGCGACGGCTACCTGTTCCGCGGCCGTGGCCCGCTGCAGCACACCGGCCGTGGGAACTACCGCCGCATGGGCCAGCTGACCGGCCAGCCGCTGGAAGAGCAGCCAGCCCTGTTGATCGAACCGGAAATCGGCGCCATGGCGGCGGCGGCGTTCTGGAAAGACAACGGCCTCAATGCCTACGCCGACCAGCGCGATGTGCTGGCCGTCAGCCGCATCATCAACCTGGGCAACGCCCGCAGCCGCGCCACGCCCAATGGCATGGCCGACCGCACCGCCCGCACCAACCGCGCCCTGGCTGCGCTGGGAGCGCGCTGATGCTCTACCGCGCCCTTGCATTGGCCGCATTGGTACTGGCCACCGCCGGCCTTTTCAGCTGCCAGCAGGGGCGCGTCAGTCGCGCCACCGCCGCGCTGGACAAGGCCAATCGCGCCCTGGCCACCGCCAACGCCGAGAGGTCCGACCTGGCCGGCAAGCTGGAGCTGGCCCAAGGCACTACCCGCGTCGTGACCGAGTACGTGGATCGTGTACAGCTTGTGCGCGAGCGCGGTACCACCATCGTCAAAGAGGTTCCCGTCTATGTCACTCCGACCGCTGATGCCGCTTGCGCTGTGCCTGTTGGCTTCGTGCACATCCACAACGCCGCCGCGAGCGGCGACCCCGCCGCCGGCCCTGCCGGAGATCCTGATGCGCCCGCCACCGGCGTTGCGCTCTCTGCCGTCGCCGAAACCGTTGCCGGCAACTACACCACCTGCAACGCCACCGCCGCGCAGGTAGTGGCCCTGCAGGATCTGGCGCGCCGCCTGCAGGCAGAGCTTGAGCGACAGGCGGGTGGACCGTGAAGAAACCGCAGCTGCTACGGCAGCACCTGGTCGCGGCCATCCCCGCGCTGGCCAGCGACCCGGACAAGCTGCTGATCTTCGTGGACAGCGGTGGGCTGGCCGGCACCTACCGACCGGGCCTGGCGTTCGAGTACCGCTACACCCTCGACCTGGTGCTGACTGACTTCGGCGGCGCACCCGAGGCAGTCATGGTGCCACTGCTGCAGTGGCTGACCCGTCACCAGCCCGAACTGCTGGCCAACCCTGCCAACCGCGAGAAGCTGACCTTCGAGGTGGACGTGCTGGGCGACAACCTGGTGGATCTGGCCATCAAGATGCCGCTCACCGAACGCGTGCTGGTCACCCGCAGCGCCGATGGCACCGTGCAGCTGCAGCACCTGCCCGAGCCGCCCACCGAGGACGCCCATGCCGATACGCTGGCCGGAGGCATCCTGGTGACCGACGGCGTGCAGATCGCCACCCTGCCGGCCATCACCGAATGAGCGAGGATCTGCAGCGGCTGGAAGCCTGGGCGGCGCCGCTCCTGCGGCGTCTGCAGCCAGCCGAACGCGGCAAGCTCGCACGCAAGGTGGGTACGGCCCTGCGCCGCGCACAGCAGCGGCGCATTGCCACCCAAAAGAACCCCGACGGTACGCCCTATGCGGCCCGGCGCAATCCACCGCTGCGCCGCGCGAAGGCCGGTCGAATCAAACGGGGCGTCATGTTCGCCAAGATTCGACAGGCCCGGCACCTGCGCGTGCGCGTCACCCCCAACGAGGTCGCTGTGGGGTTCGCCGGTCGCGTCTCCCGCATCGCACTTATTCATCAGGAAGGCCGCGCTGATACCGTGAGCAAGGGTGGTCCACGTGTGACCTATGCCCGCCGAAAGCTGCTGGGCTTCTCGCCTGCCGACGAACAACTGGTGCGTGATCTGATCCTCGACCATCTGCGCGAGCCGTAGCGTAATCACCACCGCTACACGGCCAGCGCGATGACCACGCGCGCGCGCGATGGGAAGCTGCAACCACGCTCCCAGCCGATGCCGCCGTGTCCACCTTCACTGCCGTTGACCTCTCCCGCTTGCCTCTGCCCGACGTGTTCGAGCAGCTGCAATTCGAGCAGCTGCTCGCCCAGCGCGTGGCCGAGTTCAAGCGGTACATGCCCGACTACGACGCCCTGGTCGAATCCGATCCGGTCTACAAGGTGCTGCAGGCCAGCGCCTACCGCGAGCTGATGCTGCGCGAGCAGTTCAACCAGCGCGCACGCGGCCTGTTCCTGGCCTATGCGCTGGGCGCGGATCTGGACAACCTCGCCGCCCCCTTTGGCGTCACCCGCAAACAGCTGGCCCCTGCCGATCCCGAAGCCGGGACGCCGGCCGTGTTCGAGACAGATACCGAGTTTCGACGCCGCATCCAGTTGGCGCCCGAGGGGCTTTCGGTGGCGGGGCCAGAGGGCGCCTACATCTTCCACACCCTTTCTGCCGACACCGCCGTGCTTGATGCCAGCGCCACCAGCCCAACGCCAGGCGAGGTGGTTGTGACCGTACTCGGGCGCGACGGCGACGGAACGCCCTCGCCTGCGCTGCTGGCCAAGGTCGACAAACTGCTGCAGAGCGGGGAGGTGCGCCCACTGACCGATCTGGTGACCGTCGCGCCGGCGCAGATCGTCAGCTACACCGTCGATGCAGACCTGACCACCTTTGACGGCCCGGATGCAGCCGTGGTGATCGCCGAGGCCAGACGACGCCTGGCGGCTTACATGAGCGAGGCGCACCGTCTCGGCCGCGATATCGCCGTATCCGCCATCTATGCCCAGCTGCACACAGAGGGCGTGCAACGCGTTCGCCTGCGCAGCCCCACGGCCGATCTGAGCATCAGCCGCACGCAGGCCGCGTACTGCGCCTCGGTCACGGTGAACCACGTGGGCACCGATGAGTAGCGCCAGCCTGCTGCCGCCCAACGCAACGGCGTTGGAGCGCGCATTGGAAGCGGCAGATGCCACGGTGCTGACCATGCCCATGCGCCACGGCCAGATCAAAGACCCGTGGACGTGCCCAGCCGAGTTCCTGCCGTGGCTGGCATGGGAAATGTCGCTCGATACCTGGGACAGCGCATGGCCTGAGCACATCAAGCGGCAGCGCATTGCCAGCGCCATCAACATCCAGCGTCATAAGGGTACGGCCGGCAGCGTGCGTGAGGTGATCGAATCATTCGGCGGCTCGGTGGTCATCCGCGAGTGGTGGCAGCAGGAGCCGCGCGGCGTGCCCCACACGTTCGAGCTGGTGCTGACCCTCTCTGGCCGTCCCGGCACAGATCCATCGGCCAAGTACGTCGAGGACGTGATCGCCGAAGTCACCCGAACAAAGCCGGTGCGCTCCCATTTCACCTTTACCCAAGGCGCTGAGTTCGCAGGACAGCTCGGGCTGGTTGCGGCCCTTCGAGCCACCTCCTACCGCCGCCTGCAAATGACTGCTGAGGATTGATCCCATGCGATTGAAGTTCACCACACGCGGCCGCGACGCCCTGGTCAATGCGCCGCACACCGGCACCCAGGCCGTCACCGTGACTCAGATCGGCGTGACCGATCGACCCTTTACGCCTGACCCTGCAGGTGGCGACCTGGTGCTGCCGGGCGAGCGCAAGCGCCTGACCACCTTTGGCGGTAAGGCCGTGGCCGATGATGTGATTCACCTGACGGTGCGCGATGAATCGAGCGATTCCTATCCCCTGCGCGGAATCGCACTTTATCTGGAAGACGGCACCCTGCTGGCGCTGTACGGCGGTACCGAGGTGATCCTCGAAAAGTCTGCGCAGGCCATGATGCTGCTGGCTATCGACTGGATGCTGGCCGATATGGATGCCAAGCAGATCCAGTTCGGCAACACCGACTTCCTCAATCCCCCGGCAACGACCGAGACGCAGGGCGTGGTTGAACTGGCGACCGCCGATGAAGCCATCGCCGGCAAGGATGACAAACGTGCGGTGACCGCAATCGCGCTGCAGGCCACGCTGGATGATCGGCTGGGCAAGGGCGCTCCCTCCACCCTGGGCAAGGCGATGATCGCCAGCGGTGACGCTGCGGCGGGGCGCAGGCACCTCGAATTGAAAGGCGCCGCCCTCAAGGATGAGGGCAGTGGCAATGGCCTTGACGCCGACAGCGTGGACGGAAAGCACGCCGCCGACTTCGCACCCAAGGCCCACCAGCACAAGCTGGCCGATATCACCGACCTGTCTCCGACCCAGCTTGTTCCTTCTGGCATGGTCAGCCACTTCGCCATGGACACCCCCCCGGAGGGCTGGCTGCGCTGCAACGGCGCCGACGTGAGCCGCACAACCTATGCGGCCCTGTTCGCTGCCATTGGTACGCGTTTTGGAAGCGCTAACGGCGCTACCTTCCGCCTGCCTGAGCTGCGTGGCGAGTTCATCCGAGGATGGGACGGCGGGCGTGGCATCGACGCGGGTCGTGCATTCGGTACGACGCAGGCTGATGCTCTGCGCGACCACACGCATGATCTGTTTGGCGATGCCACCATCACCGGTGCCGGTGGCCGTATCTCACGCACGGGCGATGCCAACAGTTCGTTCAACACCGGCGCTGTCACCGGTGGTGCCTCGACCGAGACGCGCCCCCGAAACGTTGCACTGCTGGCGTGCATCAAGTTCTAACCCACCTGCCCCCCGCCGCAACGCCGTCCTCTCCAGCCGGCAGGGGCCACCACCTTGAAGCGAGCAGAATCCATGAAGACCCGAACCGTGTGGCAATGCGACAGCGAGGGCTACCTGATCGGCACGACGGTGGCCGATGAAAGCCCGCTCGAACCCGGCACCTACCATATCCCCGCTGGTGCGGTGACGGTGAAGCCGCCCCACCTGCTGACCAGCAAGCAGGAATGGCGTTGGGATGGGAAGGCATGGCGGGCCGTGGATGCTCGCCCGCCGGTTCCAGTGCTGACGCCGGCTCAACGCCTGGCCGCGTTCTTGAAGGCCAACCCCGATGTGACAGCGCTGATTTCAAGCTGACGCCGTGTAGCAAGCCGCATTACGCGCCACGCCACGTGCGCGCGCGAACGTCGCCGGCGAGCATGGCCCCATGGATAGCGGCCTGCCCCAGAAACTGAGCAACATGATCCGCGATGGCGTGGTGATCGAAGTGGATCACGCCGCCGCGCTCTGCCGTGTCCGCAGCGGCGACGTACAAACCGACTTCATTCCGTGGCTGACACCCGCTGCCGGCAAGGTACGCGTGTGGTCGCCACCGAGCATCGGCGAGCAGGTGCAGCTGCTCTGCATCGACGGTGACCTGGCCAATGCGGTCGCTGTGCCCGGTATGTTCAGCGATGCGTTCCCGGCGCCGTCCAGCAATCCGGACCTGGTGCTGATCCAGTTTGCCGACACCGCCACCGTGGCCTATGACAGCGCCGCTCACGCACTCGCAGCCAACCTGCCCGCCGGCGGCACTGTCAGCATCGTGGCCGACGGCGGCGTGCACATCACCGGGCCGGTCACCATTGAGGGCAACGTCACCATCACCGGCAAGGCCGACGCCAGCGAGGACGTGATCGGCGGGGGCGTGAGCCTCAAGCAGCACAAGCACCGCGACGTGCAGCCCGGCGGCGGTACTTCGGGACCGCCGGCGTGATCGGCATGGACGCCATCAACGGCGGCAAGGCCGATGGCACTGCGCACCTGGTGCAATCCATTCGCGACGTGCTGACCACCCCACTCGGCTCGCGTGTCCAACGCCGTGACTACGGCTCGCTGCTGCCGGAATTGATCGACCACCCCTTCAACGACCACACGCGCCTGCAGCTGTTCGGCGCCACCGCCACCGCGCTGATGCGGTGGGAGCCACGGATTCGGCTCACCCGCGTTGCACTCGCCCCAGGCGATGCCCCCGGCGTCTTTGTGCTCGATCTGGACTACCAGCACGCGGGTACCCGCCAGCCGCAGAGCGTCTCCGTCCCGCTTCGCTTTCAAACCCCATCACCGTAGGAGTTACCCATGGCTCAGGACTATCACCACGGCGTGCGCGTCATCGAACTGGATGGCGGCATCCGTCCGATTCGCACCGTCGCCACTGCCATCGTCGGCATCGTCTGCACCGGCCCGGATGCTGACGATGACACCTTCCCCCTCGACACCCAGGTGCTGCTGACCGATGTGCGCGGCGCCATCGCCAAAGCAGGCACCAAGGGCACGCTCGCCGGCGTCCTCGGCGCTATTGCCGACCAATCCAACCCGGTAACGGTGGTGGTGCGCGTGGATGAAGGCGAGGACGCCGCCGCCACCACCAGCAACGTCATCGGAACCGTTGCCGGGGGGCGCTACACCGGCCTGCAGGCGTTGTTGGTGGCCGAGAGCAAGCTCGGCGTGAAGCCACGCATCATTGCCACGCCGGGGCTGGACACCGAAGCGGTCACCACCAGCATCGCCTCGATCTGCAAGAAGCTGCGCGCCATCGCCTATGTCGGCGTGGGCGAGGCCAAGACCGTCTCGGAAATCCTGCTGTACCGGAAGAAGTTCGGCGACCGCGAACTGATGATGATGTGGCCCGACTTCCTGACCTGGGACACCACGGCCAAGAAGGAAGCCGTCAGCTACGCCACGGCCCGCGCCCTCGGCCTGCGCGCCCTGATCGACCAGCAGACCGGATGGCACAAGACCCTGTCCAACGTGAAGGTGCAGGGCGTGACCGGCATCAGCGCGGATGTGACCTGGGATCTGCAAGACCCGCAGACCGACGCCGGGCTGCTCAATGCTGCTGCGGTGACCACCCTCATCAACAGCCAGGGCTATCGCTTTTGGGGTTCGCGCACCTGCAGTGACGATCCGCTGTTCGCCTTCGAGTCGGCCACGCGCACTGCGCAGATCCTGGCCGACACCATCGCCGAGGCGCAGATGATCTACATCGACAAGCCGCTTCACCCGTCGCTGGTGAAGGACATGATCGAGACGATCAACGCCAAGTTCCGCGAGTTGAAGAACGGCGGCTACGTGATCGATGCCAACGCCTGGTACGACGAAGCGGCCAACCTGCCCACGCAGCTGTCCAGCGGCCAGCTGGCCATCGACTACGACTACACCCCGGTGCCGCCGCTGGAAAGCCTGAACCTTCGCCAGCGCATCACCGACCGCTACTTCGCCGACTTCGCCACCCGCATCAACACCTGATGCACTGAGGAACTACTCCCATGTCCCTGCCCAGCAAACTGAAAAACCTCAACCTGTTCAACGACGGCGCCAGCTATCTCGGCCAGGTGGTCGAGGTGAAGCTGCCCACCCTGACCCGCAAGATGGAAGAGTTCCGCGCCGGCGGCATGGTCGGCCCCATCGATATCGACCTCGGCCAGGAGAAGATCGAACTGGAATGGAAGTGCGGCGGGCTGATGCGTGACGTGCTGCGCCAGTATGGCGCCGTTCGCCACAACGCCGTGCAGTTGCGCTTCGCCGGTGCCTACCAGCGCGAAGACAGCGCCGAGGTCGATTCGGTGGAGATCGTTGTCCGCGGTCGCCACACCGAGATCGACTCCGGTACCGGCAAGGTCGGCGACGACACCGAGTTCAGCACCAAGACCACCGCCAGCTACTACAAGCTGAGCATCAACGGCCGTACCGAGATCGAGATCGACATGGTCGGCATGGTGTTCATCGTCAACGGCGTGGACATGCTCGCCGCCCAGCGCCGCGCCATCGGCGCCTGATCCCCAGCCGGCGGCACCGCGTCGCCGGCATCAATTGAGAGAGAAATCCCATGACTGCAAAGAATGCCAGTGCCAATCCCGTCGCCGCCGATGCCACCGTGACCGATGTCATCGCACTCGGTGCCGCCGGGGCAGTGGTCCGCTTGGACACGCCCATCATGCGCGGTGAACAGACCATCGACAGTCTGACGCTGCGCAAGCCGTCTGCCGGCGAACTGCGTGGGATCAAGCTAGCCGAACTGCTGCAGATGGATGTGGGCTCGCTGTCCACGCTGCTGCCGCGCATCACCAGCCCGATCCTGACCCCCGCCGACGTTGCCAAGCTCGACCCTGCCGACTTGGTGAGCATCGCCACCGAAGTAGGCGGTTTTTTCTTGACGAAGGCGACGCGGGCGTCCCTGACCGCGTAGAGGAATACATGGCGGACATCGCCTCAGTGTTCGGGTTCACCCTGACCGAGCTGTCGGCGCTGTCGCTGCCAGAACTGATCCAGTGGCGCGAGCGCGCCCGTGTACGTAGTGGAGCCCAGCAGTGATACAGTCCGCCCATGGCACCCCTGATCGCAGTCGTCCTGATCCTGTTCCTGCTGGTCGCAGTGGGCGCACTGCTGGTGTGGGCCATCAGCGCCGTCTGTCAGTTCATGGCCGCACTGCTGGCCAGCCCGGCGGACAGCGACACGCCGTAGCCACCACCCCGGCAGCCGTCGCATGAGCGGCGGCAACCTTCGCCTGCAGGTGGTCCTGCAGGCACTCGACCAAGCCACGGCGCCATTCCGCAAAGTGATGGCCGGCAGCAAGGGATTGGCCGGCGCGCTGCAGCAGCAGCAAGCCACCCTTCGCCGCCTCAACAACGCCCAGCGCGATGTGAGCGCCTACCGTCAGCAGCAGCAGGCGCTGCGCGGTACCGAGCAGAGCTACCAGCAGGCGCAGGCACGCGTGGCAGCGCTGGCCCGGCAGATGAAAGAGGCCGGCACGCCCACCCGCAAGCTGAGCCGCGAGTTCAGCCAGGCCAAGACCGCCGCCGCCCAGCTCAGCACACAGCAGAAACAGCAGCAGGTGGAGTTGCAGCGCCTGCGCTCGGGGTTGGATCGTGCCGGCATCAGCACACGCCAGCTCGGCGCACATGAGCGCAAGCTGCGTACGGATATCGCCGCCGCCTCGCAGCAGATGGAACAACAGCGCACGCGCCTGGCCGCACTGGACGCGGCCAAGGCGCGTAGCCAGAAGATCCACAGCGCCGGCATGAACGCAGCGGCCCACGGTGCCGGTGTCGCTCTGGCCGCGTTCGGTGCGCTGCGCGCTCAGGGTCTGCCCATCGCTCAGGCCATGGACTTCGAGTCGGCCATGGCCGACGTCAAGAAGGTGGTGGACTTCGACACGCCCGACGGCTTCGAGAAGATGGGCAACGATATCGAGGAACTGTCACGGCGCCTGCCCATGGTGCCCACCGACATTGCCAAGATCGTCGCCGCCGCCGGCCAGGCCGGCATCGCCAGCAACGAGCTGGCCCGCTTCGCCGAGGACGCGGCGAAGATGGGCGTGGCCTTCGACACCACTGCCGAAGATGCGGGCCAGACGATGGCCACCTGGCGCACCGCGTTCCGCATGGGTCAGGATGACGTTGTCGTGCTGGCCGACAAGATCAACTACCTGGGCAACACCGGCCCGGCCAGCGTCCAGAAGATCAGCGAGGTGGTAAACCGCATCGGCGCCCTGGGCGAGGTCGCCGGCCTCGGTAGCGGTCCGCTGGCAGCGCTGGGCGCGACGGTGGCCGGTATGGGAATCGAGTCTGAAGTGTCTGCCACGGGCATCAAGAACATGCTGCTCACCCTGTCCTCGGGTGAGGCGGCAACGGCCCGTCAGGTGGCATCGTTCGACAAGCTCGGCCTCAAGGCGGGCGACTTGGCCAAGGCGATGCAAGACGACGCCGGCGGCGCCATTCTCGACGTGCTGGAAAAGCTCAAGCAGCTGCCCAAGGCCGAGCAGGCCGCAACGATGACGCAGCTGTTTGGCCGTGAATCCATCGGCGCGATCGCACCCCTGCTGACCAATCTCGACCTGCTGAAGGAGAACCTGGGCAAAGTCGCCGATGAGCAGAAGTACGGCGGCTCGATGAACGCTGAGTACGCCGCCCGCGTCGGCACCGCCGAGAACGGCCTGATCCTGCTCAAGAACAGCGCCATCGTGCTGTCACAGCGGATCGGTAAGACCCTGCTGCCGACGGTCAAGGAAATGGCCGCGCGCATTGCCGCCGTCGCCGACAAGATGGCTGAGTGGGTGAAGGAGAATCCGCAGCTGGTGGCCACCATCGCCAAGCTGGTCATCGGCGGTACCGCCTTGGCCGCCGCGCTCGGCGGCCTGCTGGTGGCCGGTGGTGTGGGTGCGATGGCGCTGACGCAGATCCACAAGGCTGTGACGCTGCTCAGCGGCGGCGGCGGTCTGGGCAAGCTGGTCGGTCAGGTGCTGTCGCTCGGCGGGCGCGCGTTCCCGATGCTGCTCAATGTCGGCCGCATGCTGCTGCCACTGCTCGGCGGCATCAGCCTGCCGGTGTTGGCCATCGGCGCTGCTGTCGCGGTGGTGGCGGCGCTGGTGTGGAAGTACTGGGAGCCGATCAAGGCATTCATGATCGGCACGTGGCAGGGGATCCTCGACGTGGTCAGTCCGATCATGGATGAGCTGGCCACCGCGCTCGAACCGCTCGGCCCGGTGTGGGACATGGTGTCCGCCGCGATGGGGCAGGCCTGGGATTGGGTCAAGAAGCTGTTCGCGCCGTTCCAAGCCACCAGCGATCAGCTGCAGGGCGCCACGGACGCTGGCCGGGGTTTCGGCCAGATCCTCGGCCAGGTGCTGACCGTGAACCTGCGCATGGCGGTGAAGGCCATCGGCTGGCTGGTCAGCGCCTTCACCACGATCCTGCCAGTGATCCAGAACGCCGTCGGTGGTGCGTGGACGTATCTGCAGGGCGCGTGGAGTCTGATCGTGGGTCTGTTCACCGGCAACGGCGAGAAGATCCGCTCTGGCCTGAGCGCGATGTGGGCCGGCGTCAATCAGATCCTGCTCGGCTGGCCGGCGCAGATGATGCAGGTCGGTATCGACATGGTGCAGGGCCTGGTCAACGGCATCGTGTCCAAAGGCAGCGCAGCCATGGACGCCGTCGCCGGCATCGCCTCGGGCGTGGTGGGCAAGTTCAAGGGCATGCTCGGCATCCACAGCCCATCGCGCGTGTTCGCACAGTTCGGCGACTTCACCATGCAGGGTCTGGCCGGTGGCCTCGACCGCAGCCAAGGCGAACCGCTTTCGCAGGTAACCAGCCTGGGCGAACGCATGAAACAGGCCGGCGCAGGCATCGCGCTGGGCGCGGCTGCAATGCCCGTTATGGCGAGTGGCGCCCCGGTGGTATCCCCAGGCGCTGCAGCGGCCGCAGCGAGCGGCTCCGGCGCTTCCAGCTACACCATCCAGATCACCGTGCCCGCTGGCACCGATGGCCCGGGCATTGCTGCCCAGGTGCGCGCCGAGATCGAGAGGATCGAGCGCGAGAAGGCCAGCCGGCGCGAATCCCGCCTGACCGACTGAGATTCGCCCCCATGATGATGAGCTACGGCACCTTTGTATTCTCCCTGCCCACAGCTGCTTACGAGCAGCTGCAGCGGCAAATGAGCTGGCGCCACGCCAGCAGTGAGCGCCTGCACGCCCGTCCGGCGCGGCAGTACGTCGGCTTGGGCGAGGACACCATCAGCCTGCAGGGCGTGATCGCCGGCGAGCTGGCGGCCAATCTCGACGTGCTGGACGAACTGCGCGCCCTGGCCGACGAAGGCAAGCCGCAGGCCTTGGTCGAGGGCACGGGCCGCGTCTATGGCGCCTATCTGCTGGTCAGCCTCAATGAGACCCGCAAGGAGCTGTTCGCCGATGGCACGCCGCGTCTGATCGAGTTTCAGATGCAGCTCGAACGCGACGATGACGGCGCCGCCGCCGAGGCGCTGGCATGAGGGCCACCCCGTACCCCATTCCTGCTTGGCGCGTGGTGCTCGATGGGGTGGACCTGACCAGCCGCCTTGCCCCGCGCCTGCTCGACCTGTCTTTGTCGGAAAGCCGTGGCGACGAAGCGGACCAGATCGATCTGCGCCTGCACGACCATGACGGACGCCTGGCACTGCCACGTCGCGGTGTCGAACTGCAGGTAGCCATCGGCTGGGAGGGCAGCGGCCTGTTCGACAAGGGCACCTTCGTGGTCGATGACGTGGAGCACAGCGGCTCGCCCGACATTCTGTCCATCCGCGCGCGTTCGGCGAACCTGACCGGCGCGGTGCGCAGCCGCCGCGAGCGCAGCTGGCACAAAACCACCCTGGGCGATGTTGTCGGCGCCATTGCCGGCGAGCATTCCCTCCGACCGTCGATAGCCGCGGATCTGGCGCGCCTGGCCATCCCGCACCTCGATCAAGCCAACGAGAGCGATATCAACCTGCTCACCCGCCTGGGCAAGCGCTTCGACGCCGTGGCCACGATCAAGGCCGGCACACTGATCTTCTCCCCCATCGGCGCGGGCACCACTGCCAGCGGCGAGCCATTGCCCGGCATACATATCACCCGCGCCAGCGGTGACCAGCACCGCTACAGCGTCGCCGACCGGGAGAAGTACACCGGTGTGCGCGCGTACTGGGGCGACCGCAAAGGCGCACGCCGCACGGGCGTGCTGGTGGGCACCCCGGAGAACGAGAAGAAGCTGCAGGCCACCTATGCCAATGCCGATGAAGCGCGCCAGCAGGCCGAGGCCGAGTTCAAGCGGCTTGATCGCGGCACGGCACAGCTGAGCTACACGCTCGCTCTCGGCCGCGCCGATATCTACCCTGAGCAGACAGTCACCGTCAGCGGCTTCAAGCCGGAGATCGATGGCACCGACTGGCTGGTGTCCAAGGTGTCGCACACCATCGACGGCAGCAGTGGTTTCAGAACCAGCCTTGAGCTTGAACGCGGCGGCGAATCCACCGCAGAACCTTCGGTTTCAGATACCGAGTGACTGCACCGGCAATCAGGAACAGCGCGGCGTGCGAGAGAGAGGTTCCGCATGCTGCTGCCATCACCGGCGATGGATAGGTGGCCTGCCATATCGCCAGTGCAATCAGCGCCGTGGACAAAGGGCGCCCCGTTTCCGTGGGCGCCCTTTCTGTTTCTGCCTGTGCAGCGCGCTGATGCTCCACCTGGGGGCAATGCATCTGCACGTCGCCCGTGAACACCTGGCCAATAACAGCCCCCTCAAACACGGTAGGGCCACCGCATACGCACGCTGCCTGACCACGCTTCACCTCACCGCTGCAACCCATATTCCCTCACATCAGATTCCGCGCCCTGCCGGCGCCCTGTAAGGGCGAATTAACGGCCTGAATGCGATGTGGGGTAAGCCTCAGCGGGCGGCTTTCTTTGATCCTTTCGGAGACTTGACAACGACCTTTTGCCCGCGCAGATCCACATCGCCGCTGATCTGCTGGCCGATGCTGGTGTTCTCGAAGGAGGTACGCGGTGCGGCCGCTGCTGCCGGCGTTACACCGCACAGCGCCGCCATTACGGCCGACCGTGCCGAAGCCGACGCATTGCGCCAGGCATTGAGCAGATCCGCATCGGCCTCAGCAAGGCGATCACGCCGGCCGACCAGCACATAGGTCACATCAACGCCGAGTTCATCGGCCGAAACGAAGTAGGCGCCACCGGGCAGGTGTGCGTCTTGCTCGAACAGGATCTGCGTGCGCTTGGCAACACCGCAGGCCAGTCCCATGGCCTCCTGGGTCAGACCCAGCCGCTTCCGTTCTTCTTTCAGGCGAATACCTACAGACACGCAATTTACCCCTTGACAGGTGCAGTTAACTTCACCACCATTCCGCTTAGAAATACACAGCGGAAACGGAATGAACGCCAAACGACGTACCACTGCGTTACGCACTGCCGAACAAGCCCGGCAGTGGCTCATCGACAACGGTCTGTCCGTGACCGCCTTCGCGGAGAAGCACGGGCTGGACCGAAACGCCGTGAACAACGCTCTGCGCAGCACCAGCAAGTGCCGGATCGGCAAGACCCACGATGCTGCTGTCGCTCTCGGCATGAAAGCCGTCCCTGATTCTCACACAGATTCGCCCGTTTCCACCCGCGTTCGCACGGCCAAGAACACCACCGGCAAAGCCCCGGTTAAGAAGAAGGCCACCAAGACGGCGAAGAAGGCACGGGGTAAGGCATGAACGCCGCAGTCGGACAGCGCGCTGTGTTCTGCTGCCCCGCCTGCAATGCGCGGCTGGTGAAGCGCACCAGTGCGTTGCAACACCCGTTCCTGCGCACGGACGCTTACGTCTGCCCGAACCCCATGTGTGGTGCTACCTACACCGGCAGTTCGGAACTGACCAACGTGGCCAGCCCCAGCGGCCTCCCCAGCGCTCCGGCCTGCGAGCTGCCGCCGACACCCGCATACCAGCGGACGATGCTGCAGACGCGCTGGAAGCAAGACCAGGGCGACCTGCAAACCGACTGGATCGACGCAATCGAATCCTGTCCACCCGACGGCGACCAGCCCTCGGTCTGAACCACCTTCCCCTTCCACAACCAACTGACCTGGTGCCCTATGGCGCCAGCAAGGGAGTGCTGCGCCTGTGATGCGCCACAAGACTCAATTTGACGGATGGTCCTCGGCAATGGAGCCGAGTTTTGTCACCTCTCCGGCGCGTGTCGAATACGTGTCGTATGCACAGAAGCAGCGCGACGCCGCCGAGCTTCGCGCCCTGGTCGTCGCCCACATTGCACGTGGCGGCGCCTACGTGGTGCTGCCGTCACGCGCTGCTGCACAGGTGTCCGCATGAACCTGTCCGCCGCTGCAATCGATTCGCACATTTCTACACAGTTTTACTTGACTTCCCCAAGGACGGGGAGCAGGATTTGCCGCAAGGAGCTTAAGAACTCCGAGTCAACAGCGGTATCCGCGCCCGTCAGCATCGCGGTTTTTTTGCGCCTGCAAAACGAGCGCACCGACGTTTTCTGCGTCGGGAGGCAGCAGCTATACAACACCCGCGAGGGGAAAGCTGCTGGCCGGACTGTTGACCGGTTCTTAACCTCCCGACACCTCGGTGCGGCGCTTAAGAACGTCTCCCCGAGATTCCAGATCTCATCAACAGGAGACGTCACCGTGACTCACGGCGCCCCTTCCACGCCCGGTAACCCTGCCGCGCGTCAGCTTGCACTCACCTTCGGCCTGATCGCCGACACCCTCGAATGGCCCAACGATGCGTATCAGGCGTTCATTACCCGCCTGCTCGCCGTCGGTGTGTGCCCGCTCGCAGTCACCCTGGGCGACGTGCTTGCCGCCTACAACGCCACCTGTGACGCCAGCGGCGGCGCGCCCAGCACCGACGACAAGGCGGTCCACTGATGGCGCCCCCTTCTAACGTCGTCATTCCTGAGCCGTCTCTGCGGCCAGTCATCGTGCTGGAAACGCAGATCCCCGGTTTCGGCCTGCGCGCATCCTTCGACCAGCGTGGAATGCTGTTCCTTGCCCTGATACACATCGAATCGGACACCGCCGCGACCGTCTCGGCTCACTACTCGCGGAATGTGCAGCGCGCCGCCACCGAGGGCATCCAGACGGGAACCGTGGTCTACCTGCTCGCCAAGGGCGAGGCCAGCCGGTTCTTCGAGTGGCTGCGTACCGGCGACAGCTATCCGGGCGGGGTGAACTGATGGCCAGCAACAACGGGCACACGCCGGTTCTACCCGGCCCCGTGGATCGCGGCGACCAGGTCATCAGCCTTGCCGACTACCTGCGCCTGTGTCGCATCGCAGCTGCGGCCGAATTGCTGGCGAAGCTGCCGAGCGAGGCAGCAAAGATGCTGGAAATCGAGGCTGACCACACCTCAGCGGTAGCGAAGTACATGGCCGAAGACCTCGCCGCGATCCTCGGTCGGTCCCGCCCCGCAGTCGAGTAAGACCCACCCCGATCCCGGCAGCGCGCCAACGCCGCCGGGGTTGGTCAGGAGAGAACCATGCAACACCACCGCACCGCCGCGCATGCGGCGAACGAAGGCTGAGCCGCCATGCAAGAAGAAATCCGCCAACAGGTACTGTCGCGCGTCCAGCGCGACTATGGCCTCAAGCACCGCAGTGGCACCGAGTACATGCGCGGGGGCAAGTGCCCCCACTGCGGCAAGAAGGAGCTTTACACCAGCTTCCAGAAGCCGTGGGTGCTGCGCTGCGGCCGACAGGCCAAGTGTGGCCAAGAGGTGCGCGTGCGCGACCTCTACGACGACCTGTTCGACGACTACTCCAAGAGCAATCCGCAGACGCCGCAGGCGCCGCATGCAGCTGCCGACGCATACCTGGCCACCGGCCGCGGATTCAACGTCAAGCCCCTGCGCGGCCTGTACACGCAGGAGAGCTACCACGACCGCACGAAGAACGCGGGCACAGCCACCGTGCGCTTTCCGCTGGTCAAAGGCGGCTGGTGGGAGCGGCTGATCGATCGGCCGCACCGCTTTGGTAAGCAGAAGGCCCGGTTTGCGCCGGGCGAGAGCTACGCTGGGGTGTGGTGGGGCGCGGCCGCTCAGGACCAACTGCGCACCGCCCGCGAAGTCTGGATCGTGGAGGGCATCTTCGACGCCATTGCCCTCCTGCAGCGCGGCATCTGCGCCGTTGCGGCCATGTCGAGCAACGCCTATCCCGAGCAATCCCTCAAGGAACTGAAAGCCGCGCGTCCGGACGATCTGCCGGTGCTGGTGTGGGGATTGGACAACGAGCCGGGCGCCCGCGCCTACACGGTCAAGCACGCGCGCCGGGCCGAGAAGTTGGGCTATCGGTGCATGGCAGCGCAGATCGAGCAGATAGGCGACAAGAAAACCGACTGGAACGATCTGCACCTGCGCGCACAGGCGGCAGAAGACGGCGACGCACAGTGGCAGGCTGACCTCAACCTGGCACGCCACAACGGCGCCGTGCTGATGACGCGCACAGCCGTAGACAAGGGGCTGGTGATCTACCAGCGCGAGCAGAAGACAGAGTTCCACATCGAGTTCGCCTCGCGCCTGTTCTGGTTCGAGTTCGACGCTGTGCGGTTCGACAAGATGATGCGGGAGAAGAATCCCGATGACGAAGAGGGAGCGGTCAGCGAAGAGACCGAAGCCAAGATCCGGCGTGCCTGTGCCTCGGTTCAGCAGATCGCCAACTGCTATCCCGAAGCTCTCTACTTCCAGCGCCATGAAGCCACCGACGAAAGCTGGTACTACTTCCGTGTTGACTTCCCTCACGACGCACCGTCTGTCAAAGGCACCTTCACCGGCGCACAGGTAGCCAGCGCTACCGAGTTCAAGAAGCGAATCATCAGCCTTGCGCAGGGCGCCGTGTTCAGCGGTAGCGGCCAGCAGCTGGACCGGATGATGGAAGACCAGCTGTTCAACATCAAAAAGGTCGATACGGTCGATTTCGTCGGCTACAGCCCCGACCACAAGGCGTACATCTTCCCCGACCTTGCCGTGCGTGCCGGCGAGGTGACGCTCGCCAACGCCGAGGACTATTTCGAGTTCAACAAGCTGCGCATCAAGACCACGCAGCGGTCGATCCGCATGGACATTCAGCGTGACCGTGAGCAGTACACCAGCCAGTGGCTTGAATGGCTGTGGATGTGCTTCGGCACGCACGGTGTTGTCGCCCTGACGTTCTGGTTTGGCTCGCTGTTCGCCAACCAGATCCGCAGCACGCACAAATCCTTCCCGTTCTTGGAAGCCACCGGCGAGGCCGGCGCCGGCAAGACCACGCTACTCAATTTTCTATGGAAGCTGCTGGCCCGCGCCGACCATGAGGGCTTCGACCCGGCGAAGTCGACCAAGGCCGGCCGCGCTCGCGCCATGGGCCAGATTTCCGGCATGCCCATCGTGCTGCTGGAAGCTGACCGCAGCGATAGCAACGACAAGGCGCACGCCAAATCGTTCGAGTGGGACGAACTGAAGGACTACTACGGCGGCGGCACCCTGGCCACGCGAGGCGTGCGCAACGGCGGCAACGAGACCTACGAGCCGCCCTTCCAGGGAACCATCGTCATCAGCCAGAACGCGGCCGTGGATGGCAGCGAAGCCATCCTGACGCGCATCGTGAAGCTCCATTTCAAGAAGCCGACCGCGACGACCGAGAGCCGGCAAGCTGCGGACAACCTCAATGCACTGCCGGTGGAAAAGCTGAGCTACTTCCTGCTGGCAGCGCTGAAGGCGGAATCCGCCGTAATGGAGAAGTTCACCGAGCGCGTCCGGTTCTACGAAGCCAGGTTGCGCGAGGACAAGGAACTGCGGGTGGAGCGCATCATCAAGAATCACGCGCAGATGCTGGCCCTGCTCGATGCTCTGCGACTGGTGGTGGAACTACCGGAACACATGGTGCGCGAGACCCGAGACGCCCTGGTCAAGATGGCCATGCAGCGCCAGGACGCCATCGGCGCCGACCATCGCATCGTCTCCGAGTTCTGGGATGCGTTCGAGTACATCGAAATGCAGGCCAGTGGCGACAAGCGAACCGTGCTGAACCACTCGCGCGAAGAAACCCGTATCGCCGTCAACCTCAACGAGTTCATTCAGAAGGCCAGCTACTACGGTCAGCAGGTGCCTGACATTGGTGACCTGCGCCGACTGCTGGTCGAGTCGAAGCGCCACAAGTTCATCAGCGCCAATACCGCCGTAAACAGCGCGATCCGATCCACCCAACTGCTCAGCAGCACCGTGAAGTGCTGGGTGTTCCAGAAGTAAGACCTGTAGCAACAGCAAAGGCCCGGCGGGGAGTGCGCCAACACCGCCCCCAAGGCCATCCACCAACGAAGTTCAGGAGAGAACCATGCAACAGATGACAGGCAAACCCATGACCACCCTCGCAAAGTCGCTGGATTCCAGCACCGGACCCGGAGCGGAGGCTATCACGGGTGTGCATAACTGTGTGAATGCTGGTGTCGGTGGGGATTCCGACGCGAGCGCAACGATCACGCTCCACGTTACCCACAATCGCGTGATCGCCACGGCGATGCTGAACATGGGGCCGGCCAAGGTCGCGCAGTGCGTGTTCGAGCGCCGGAAGGGGAGCAGTAAAGGCTGGGAGATGGTCAAGGGAACCGACTTCAACGACGAAACCAGCTGGATTTCGCCCGAGCTGGCCGACCTGGCCAGCCGCGTTCCCTTCCCCTACGAGGTGGCCAACATGCTGCCCGGCAAGCGGGCTACGGCCGCCGCCGTGGCGCAGGCCGCGCAGGAGGTGGCCAATGGCTAAGTCTCACGTCCTCTACGCACGACAGGGCACCGGCAAGAGCCTGTACGGCCAAGCCATCGCTGAATCCATGGGACTGCAGCACGTGATCGATCTTGACGACGTGCAGCTGTTCGGGGACCGTTTGCGACGCGAGGGATGCCTCTACCTGTCCAGCTGCATGTACTACGCAGAGCGCGCGGCAACGCTTCTGCGCACGCCTGTGATCCAGGTCGAGGACGCATTGGCAGCCATCGGCGTGCATGGAAAGGGGGTGGCTCATGGCTGACCTGCTCGCTCTGCTGGCCATGTGCGTGGCGTTGCCCGTTGCAGGTGCCACCATTCTCAAAATGTGGCAGACCCGCCCGCCTCGCCGCCGTCATAGCGGTCTGGCCGTGGGTCAGATTCCGCAGGCGCTGCGCCGCCGCGCCCCCATGGCCGTGCGCCGGGGGGTGGCCCATGGTTGAGCTGATGATCCGCGACCCCGGCAGGCACTGCCCGGACTGCGGCCAGACCGGCGTCCTCGACTACACGAACGTTCCGGCATCGGTGCGGACGTACACCCGTGAGGACGGCAACTATTCGGACCACAACGGCCCGTCCCGCGACTACGAGTGCCGGGACTGCGGCGCCTCATTCACGCTCCCGGTTGGGAGGATTCCCATGGTTGATATCGACGCCGCCCGCCGGTTCCTCGCCGCTGAGTTCGAGAGCGCCGGCCTGCCTCACGTCGCCGGCGGCATCCTGGCGGGCACCAGCCCCTTTGGCCAGGGCACGTACCTCGCCGCTGTTGCGGCCGCGCTGGCAGCGCCCTGTGCGGCCTGTGGCTGCGCGAAGGAGGCCACCCATGGGTAAGCGCCAGATGATTGCGGTGTGGTTCTCCTGCGGCGCCGCGAGTGCCGTGGCGGCGAAGCTGACGCTGGACCGCTACGCCTCGACCCATGAGGTCCGCATCGTGAACAACCCCGTGGCCAATGAAGATCCCGACAACCTGCGCTTTGCCCGCGATGTGGCGGCATGGCTGGGGGTGGAGGTCGAGACAGCCATCAATTCCAAATTCCCCACCTGCGACGCCGTGGATGTGTGGGAGAAGGAGCGGTACATGGCCGGCGTCGCTGGTGCCCCTTGCACTCGCGCCCTCAAGAAGCGTGCACGCCAGGAATGGGAGCTGATCCACAAGCCAGACTTCCACGTCCTCGGTTTCACTGTAGAAGAACGCGCACGCCATGATCGGTTCGTGCGCGGCGAGCGCGAGAACGTGCTGCCGGTGCTGATCGAAGCGGGCCTGAGCAAGCCGGACTGCGCGGCTCTGCTGATGGCCGCCGGCATTGCGTTGCCGGCGATCTATCTGCGCGGCTACCCGAACGCAAACTGCATCGGCTGTGTGAAGTCGCAGTCGCCGACCTACTGGAACCACGTACGGCAGCATGACCCGCAGGTGTTCGCCGAGCGCGCCGAGCAGTCGCGCCGGCTGGGCGCTCGGCTGGTAAAGGTGAAGGGTCAGCGGATCTTCCTCGACCAGCTGCAGACCACCGACAAGGGCGGTTCCATGAAGTCGCTGAACTTCGATTGCGGGATTTTCTGCGAAGAACCGCCGCATCACATTGTTCCCAGCCGCACGGAGGCTCAGGCATGAAGGCTATCGACTTGTTCGCCGGCGGCGGCGGATTCACAGAAGGTGCACAGCAGGCGGGCTGCGAAGTGGTATGGGCCGCGAACCATTGGCCAGCGGCTGTCGCCACACATGCGTTGAACCATCCGCACACGGAACACGCGTGCCAGGATCTGCAGCAGGCCGATTGGTCGAGACTGCCCGCGTTCGATCTACTGCTGGCGTCGCCCGCCTGCCAGGGGCACACGCACGCGCGTGGCAAGGAACGTCCGCACCATGATGCAACTCGCTCTACCGCGTGGGCGGTGGTTTCAGCGCTCGAATCCTGCTCGCCTGACTTCGCGCTGATCGAGAACGTGCCCGAGTACATGCAGTGGCGGCTGTTCCCCGCATGGTGTGCTGCTGTAACTGCGCTCGGCTATGCAATCAGCCCGCACCTGGTCGATGCGGCCGACTTCGGTGTGCCGCAGCACCGCGTGCGCATCTTCATCGCGCTGACCAAGAGCAAGCACCCGATCCAGCTGCAGCTGCCACCGCAAGATCACGTGCCGGCCAGCAGTTTCATCGACTTCACGGCTGGCAGTTGGACGCCCGTCGAACGGCCGGGCCGGGCACAGGCGACGCTTGCCAGGATCGAGGCTGGCCGGGCTGCATTCGGCGAGCGATTCATCGCACCCTACTTCGGTAGCGGATCGGGCCTCACGGGCCGTTCGCTGGCCCGCCCGATTGGCTCGATCACGACCCGCGACAGGTGGGCTGTGGTCGATGGCGACCGCATGCGCATGCTCACCGTTGATGAAGGACGCGCCGCCATGGGCTTCCCTTTGACCTACCAGCTGCCATCCAACAAGCGGGACGCGATGCAGATGCTGGGCAACGCCGTCTGCCCGCCGAAGGCCCGCGCCATCATCACCGCGCTGCGGGAGGCCGCATGACACAGCGACAGGAGACACCACCGCGCACACTCCCCGCCTGCCCCGATAGCCACCCTGCGAGGTACATCCATGATCTGCGCCGCGAGGGCGCCGGCGGTGGCCACCTCATCGAATGCCGTTGCAGCACCACGGCGAAGCACCCGACGTTCGATCTGGCGTGGGCGCACTGGCACAAGCAACACGGCCTGCAGCCGACCGCCGCGGTGGTGGAGGAACCCTTGCCGAGCAACGTGTTGCAGATGAAATTGTTCGCCGCAGGGAGGGCTTGAGCATGGCGCAGATCCTGCACTTCACCGATCTACAACGGATCTGCGCCCCTGATGGTCCGCCCCCCACACCGACAACGGTGGAGCGGTGGGCGGACGCTCAGGGGATTCTGTATAAGTACGACCGGCGCGGGCGCATCTGGACCACCGTCGAGGCCATCAATGCGGCCTTGGGTCTGCCCGGAGCAACGGCGTCGCCGCACGAAACGACTCTGCTGGAATTGGTTTGATGACACGTGGTCGAAAAAGGAAGTTCAACCCGGAGATCCCTGGTCACATCGACCAGGGATCGCTGCCGCGCGGCCTCTATTGGGAGGATGGCCGCTGGTATGTGATCGATCCCCATCCCGAGGGGGTCGGCAGGATCAAGACCACGGTGGCCAACGGCAAGGCCAGGCTGTCGGATCTGCACGCCATCATGGAGGGGCGCGGCGGCGGCAGTCTGCGCGGCTCGCTCGATCACCTGACCGGGATTTTCAAGAAGTCCAGCGAGTACCTGGACCTCTCCGCCAAGTCGAGGGAGGGCTACGACTACTGCGCAACGAAAGCATGCGGATACCTGCTGCGCGATGGCCGCATGCTTGGCCAACAACGCGTAGAGCATCTATCGGTGCCGGTACTGCAGCGCGTCGTGGAAACGCTAGCCACCGGTCGACCGGCCAGCGGTAAGCTGCCGGCAATCCCAGCGACGCCGGCAGCGGCCAACCGCGTCGCCAGCTACCTACGACGGCTCTTTGCTTGGGGTATCCGGCACGGGCACTGCGCTACCAATCCCGCCGACGGTATCCGCAAGGTGCGTGAGAAGCGCGATGCGCGCATGCCTGACCATGATTCGTTCGACGCTGTTCTGCAGTTCGCCCGGAAATGCGCCAGCCGACAAGCGCATACCGCAGGCAGCTGCCCGCCCTATCTCCCAGCGGTCATGGTGCTGGCCTACGCTGTCCGTCTGCGCGGTATTGAGGTGGACACGCTCACCGATGCCCACCTGCAGCATGAGGGCATCCGTAGCAACCGCCGGAAGGGGTCACGCGACAACGTGACGCTATGGACCAAGGAACTGCGCGCGGCTGTGAAGTGGCTGCAGGGTTACCGGGACGAACGAATGCAGGCCCACGGCCGGCCCATACCGATCAAACCGGAGCAGCGACGCCTTCTGGTTTCGGAGTCCGGCACGCCGCTGACGAAATCAGCCCTCGACAGCGCCTGGCAACGAATGGTCCGCCGCGCGATTGCTGAGGGAGTGATCGAGAAGGACCAGCGGTTCGCGCTCCACGGCCTGAAACACCGGGGAATCACCGACAGCGAAGACAAGGGCGCTGGTGGGCACGTGACCGAGGCCATGCGCCAGCTGTACGACCATTCCGTGCCGGTGGTCAAAGCAGCCGTGAAACCCAAAAAGAGCCGCTAA